AAGGAGAGCTCCTTGTCCTCTCTGGTTTACGTGAGGATGAAGTTAAAGAAGATAAGCGAGATCTTGAGGATCCTAACCATTTCCTTAAAACTCCGAATCGTCGGATTCTCTTTAATAACTCCGCCCATACCACTGATTTGTGGTCTATGGTAGAGGTCAATAGACTTTTCTCAAAGTCTGGCCCTCAACACCGTGTTGCTGAACTTAGAGCACCGGTTGGTCAAGATGCTTGGTCCTCTCTTCGAAGGATAAGCAATCTACTGGATAATAATGTGCCTCTTAGCTGCACCATCCAGGCTGTTCTTGAACCCTTCAAAGTGAGAGTAATTAGCAAAGGTAATGCTCTCCCCTACTACTCTTGTAGAAATCTTCAAAAAGCAATCCACGGGTCTATGAGAGACCTGCCTTGTTTTAGGCTTATCGGACGTCCCTTTCAGGAGTCTGATATGGATGATCTTCGTAAGATGTCCCTTGTTTCCGATGAATGGTTTTCTGTCGACTATTCAGCCGCTACCGATGGTATATCTTGGAATTTTACTTCTAAGATACTCCGTTATCTCCTCGATGGCCTTGCCCGAGAGACTCTTGATAGAGCTCTTCAGGTTTTAGGTCCACATGACCTCTATTACCCTACTAAGAAGGGACCTCAGTTTCGAGGCCTTCAGACCAATGGTCAACTTATGGGTAGTATCCTGTCCTTTCCCATCCTTTGTTTAGCTAACCTTGGTGTTTATTTAGTAACCACTAGGCTTTCTCAACAAGGATGGTCACATAAGGAGAGACTTAATCATGTTTTAGTTAATGGAGATGATATGGTATATGCTGCTGATCCTTTATTATGGCCTCGCCATATTAAAGTTGCTAATGACATCGGTTTAAAGATGTCTGTCGGTAAGGCTTATCATCATCGTGTTTATGCTAACATAAACTCGACATCTGTTCATAGTCCTTTACATCGTCCGGATCTCCCCAGCGTTGAGATCCCATACCTAAATACTGGCCTTTTCTTTGGTCAGCACAAGGTGCAAGGAAAGAAAGAAAATGAAGAAAAGAAAGAGTATGCAGACTCGCATCATGAATATTCCAGTTCATATTGTGCCAATCTTGATACCCTCTTAAGAGGTTCACTCCCTAGTCAAAGGTGTGAACTTCTCAAGATGTATATCTC